TGGACCAGCAACAGTTGAATCTGCGCCTGTTGCGCCAGTAGCGCCAGTAGCGCCAGTAGCACCTGTTGCGCCTGTTGCGCCTGTCGCCCCAACATCGCCTGTGTCGCCCTTAACACCTTGAATACCTTGTGCGCCTGTTGCGCCAGTAGCCCCAACTGCACCAGTTGCGCCAGTTGCACCAGTTGCACCTACTGAACCTGTATCACCCTTAACACCTTGGATACCCTGTGCGCCAGTAGCACCTACTGAACCTGTTGCACCAGTTGCACCTGTTGCGCCAGTTAAACCTGTTGCACCTGTTGCGCCAGTTGCACCAGTTGCCCCAGTAGCACCCTGAATACCCTGTGCGCCAACACTTTGGATTGAGACTGCTTCATTTTCTTCGGTAACAATAACTGTAAAAGGTGTATCGTTAATTTGTACTGTCATCTAGTCACCTCAGCATTAACAACAAAAGTACCTTGCACAAGCCTTGTTACAGTTGCAACATTGACCAGTTCAAGGTCATAAACAAAACTTCCTGATGACAACGCAGCCATATCTGATGCAGTAACTAATAAAGTAATTGTACCTAATGCGCCACCTAATGTAATTCTGCTGTTCTCTGTGGTCAATGAAAGTATTATTGTTGTGCTTGAATAGTCTGCTCTTACTTGCATTCTTGCTGTATAACCAGTCAGATTTATTAGTGCGTTTGAATCGTCACGCCAAGTGAGAACACGATTAAATGTTGCACCTTGTTCTGCTGTGATGTTGTAATAACCTGCTGGCATAATTATCTACTTGGAGGCATTGCGTCTATGCCGATAGGCACTTCGCCAGTTTTGCGAACGAAAGTGTCGCCACCATCATACGGTTCACGGTTTTCAATCTCTCTCGCCTCGTTTGGAGTGAGTGAGCCGTTAGCAATTTGCATTGTTTGAGCCTGAACTCGGGTCATAAGGTCTGCTCTCAGGAATTCGGTAGCGTCAAATCTGACTTCCTGATTATAAGGCAAAAACTCAGATAATGTCGTTTCTAAACGGCGAACCCAACCTAAAAGCGTGTATTTGTAGAACGCTGCACCAGTACCTTCAAGGTTTGTATAGGTTTGTGTGTCTCCACCTGTACCGATAATTAGGTGGAGTGGAATGCGATAAACCCTTGCAATATCTCGAATGATGCTTTCTTTGTGTTCTAACATTTGCATATCAGCAGCAGAGGTTGTAATGCTTCGCCATTTTAGCCCACCTTGTAAAACGGCAGGTTTGCGATGTTTGTAATGGGCTTGTTCCCAGTTTTGTGCTATTTGTTGGGCTTGCTCAGGAGTGATTGCACCGTCTGTTTCGAGGACTGAGGAAGGTGTTGCGCCTTCACCATAAAACTGTGCCAAGAATCTGTCCATTGCTAGACCAGTTCCGATGGTGTTTCGTAACGCTTCCATAGGTGAAACGCCTCGTAATTGGTTAGGCATTAAAAGCCAATGAACTGCTTTTACATCATCACTTGAAAATTGTTCCCTGCCAATAGTGTAAATATAAGTACCTGTGTCTGTTTGCACAATCTTTTTTACTTGTGCAGGTGAAATGTTCCTCATTTCGACAGGTAATCCATTTGACCCTCTTGGGGCATAGATGTAAGCGTTGCCGTTTAATGCCAAAGTCGCCATTAGTTGGTGCAGGAATTCAAACATATTCTGTCTGTCGTTCGGGTATTGGAACACCGAAGGAGTAGATAGTTTTTGAATCTGATTTGGTTTGCGCTTAATAATGTCAATCGGCATTGAGGATACTGAATCGGCTAAAAGCGTTACGGCAGAAAGGATTGCAGTTGAGGCAAAGACATTTATCTCGCTTACAACTTCGCCTGAGTAGTTAGCAAAGTATGGTCTTGCTGTAATGCCGTAAGGGTCAATGCTTGTGGGCAATGCTCTTGCTTCGGGTTTGCGCCAAACGCTCACGCTGTTAGTCCACCTGCGATAATTAGAATAATACCACTCACAATAGCACTAATTGGAATGCTAAATGAGGCGATGCCTAACGCAAGGCTTATGAATCCCACTAATTCTAGTGTCGTTGAGAGCGAAATAGTGAATTTCTTTACTATTTTTAGGCTGTTTTTGACCGTTTTAATCATCGTTATTACCCCATATATTCAAAACTAATGGCTCGACAATCGCCTTTTGACGGTGTGTTGCTCTATCTAATGCCATTACCATAGCAATACAAGCGTCAATTTTACGCCTTGATTTGCCTTTTGACAATCGCCAACCGTTCTCTGTCATACGCTGTGCAGCAGATAATACTTGGTCTGTGAAGGTTGGTGAACCATCGTGCACTACTTTTTCACTTACAATGAGTTCGTAAGTATGTCCACAGGCTGGCACCATTCGCTGTTGTGATTGTGGATACTCAACCATTACTAAACCATCGTCAGATAATGCCTCTGCTGACCTTTGGAAAAATGCAGGGTCGTAAGCATACTCTTGAACATTGTAATGTCGGTGTAAATCTCTTAGATAGGCTTCAATGCCTGCAACATCTATACCGAAATCATCGGGTTGCCATATTTTTGGAACTAAAATGAACTTGTCGTCTTGTTGTTGAGCAACGACTACTGCAACGCTGTCGTGTTTAAGAGCCATATCTATACCTACGAAACAAGGCAGTTCAGGGTCTAAGACGGTTTGCCCAACGCACCTTTCCCAAGACCCGACAGGCAGCCAACTCTCTTGTGAGCGTACCCATTGGTTTAGACGGTAACGGCGAAACGCCATTTCAGAAGTCTGTTTGGCAGACGATTCCATATCTTCTACATCTAACAATTTGTGGGTTAGGTTCGGGTTTGCAACCACCCATTCTTTACGGTCAAAGATATCGCAATCAGGTTTGGCTTCCCACCAAAAAAAGCCGAAAGCGTCATCGTCTATTTCGCCAGCAGCGATGCGCTTGCCATAGGTATATAGTTTGCCTGCAATAGTTTCGAGGTCATAACCTGCCGTTGTAATTGCAACTACGAGAGGGTCTTTTCGAGCACCTGAACCGAGCGTTAGAGCGTCCCATAGGTCATCGTTTCTTTGAATGTGTAACTCGTCAAAAATAACCATTGAAGGGTTTAGACCCTGTTGTAGTTTTCCGTCTGCCGATAGAACACGGTAGATAGCATTAAACTCAGGCACTTCAATAACATCTCGAAATACCTTGCACTTTTGAGATAACACAGGATTATTTAGAACTTGGTCACGAGCCTCGTTAAATACAATCTTTGCCTGCTGCCTGTCACCTGCTGCCGAATAGACCTCTGCGCCTGCCTCACCTGCAAACAAACCATACAGGGCTAGTGCAGACCCTAATAAGGATTTTCCTTGCTTACGAGGTACACCTATAAGTGCCCTTCGGTATCTGAGACGACCATTATCTTTGCGTTCGAGAAGGCTGTGTAGCAGCCACTCTTGCCAAGCCACGAATTCAAGGGGTTCGCCTGCTTTTACACCTTTTGTGAGGGTTAGCCAGTTATAGGCGAAATCGGTTATGAGCCGACCATCTGAATCGTTGTATTTACGAGGGGTATAAAAGGCAGGTTGCCATTTTGGATTAGGCTTGCTTCCGTTGTTCTTCGACACGCTTCCTGAATTCTCCTAATGGGTCGGCACCTTGCGCTCTGAACCCAATCCTTGCTCTATCGGTAGGAGTAAATCCTAACAGCGAAAGGTTATCAGTTATGCACTTTTCAAGTTGTCTCAAACTCGTTCTTGCTCGCCAATCATCTTGATTCTTAAAGACCATTTGCCTCAAAACAGTTCTTTCGTCTTCCTGCTCGCAAATCATCATTAGAAGTTCTTTGTCGTCTTCTTTGAGCCATGCTGCTCCTGCCTTCCAAAAGCGATTCCACATCACACGCCCATAACCTGCCTCACCTGCAATGGTCATAAGAGGTCGGTGTGGTTCGGGAATGTCAATTTCTACTGGTAGGCTGGCAATAGCAGAAAGGGGAACGACCTTGTTATTTTCCGTAGGCTTATCACGAAGCCCAAGCCGTTCACGGCGTTCCTTCGGCATTGGTTTAGGTCCACGAGTTCCCATAACTAAATTGTACCATCAAATAAAACTTGGAAATACGGACTTGCGCGTCTGTGGCTTGCACAGGGGTAGTCACCTCTAAAGTCTATGGAAAAAAGGGGGGGTTTGGTCATTGTCTTTGTTTTCTTGGTTTGAGGTCTAGATGTTTCGGTTAATGGGTTTGTTTCCTCTTCGGGAGTTACAAGACCTATGTGCTGGTGCTAAGGGGCTTTCGGGGTCGCCAGCGATTATGTGGTCTGCTGTCCAAGGGTCGTTGGCTTTTGCAGGTAGTCCACATATCCAACAGTATTGTGCTGTATCCCGAATCTCTTTGGCTCGGCGTTTGTAATCCCCACCGTAATGTTTCCGAGGTGGTCTTGGGTGGGCTTGGTCATAACGGCGTTGGCAGATTGCACAGCGTGAGCCTTTGGGCGTTAGTTCTCCACAATTAAGACAGGGCTTCTGTATTGGCATCGTATTCCACTATCTTTTTGATGCCGTCAATCATTCGTTGCAGGGCGTGAATGTGAAGGCTGTACTCGTATCCACAATCAGGGCAGATTAGAGGTATAAAGCCTTTGCGCTCTTCCTCGTTTCGGGTTGTGTAGTTCTTACCTAATAGGTCAGATACTTTGGTCACTTCCTCATCTGTGATGTCGTGAGACACGGACTTTGGAAGGGTGTTCACAATGCTTGATAGGTCTAGTTCGGGGAAGTAGTCCTGCATAACTGGAAGGTCAGCGAGTTCTTTTAGTTCGAGAATTAGTTTGGGGTAGTCCCACTCTGATAGTTCAGAGGTCTTGTTGTCTGCAATACGGTATTGCTTTACCTTTTGGGCTGGTAAATCCACAACGATGATTTGCACCTTGTCATATCCGAGTTGCTGTAAGGCTTTGTATCGGGTATGTCCGTTAATGATGACATATTCGGTATCCACCACAATGGGCGAGTTAAAGCCATAATCCTGAATGGATTTCTTTACGGCTTCTACACCACCGTCATTGTCTCTTGGGTTACGCCAGTACGGTTTAATGGCTGCTAGTGCTACTTCCTCAATTTGCATTTTGGTTCTCATCTTTCAATTTGTTTTTAAGGGTCATTTTAGGTTGTTTTCTTGTCATAGGAATTCGTGCCTTCTTATAGGAAGATACGAAGTCAAATATGACCATTTTCGACTTCATTACTTGGTATAGGAATTGGTACTTGCTTATAGGAATATAGGAATATTTTTGGGTACTAAATGTCTCAGTTTCGGGTCACTTTTGTCTAATTTTGGGTACTTTTTGGGCATAT